AGATGATGCGGAAACATGCGAATGATGGGCCGACCGGATTTAACTCCAAGGGTTTCCTCGACGACATTGAGAAGAATTACGGCTCGGACTTCATTAAAGAGGTCCTCAATGATGGAAAGACCGGACCAAATTACGACACCATCAAGAACCTCCTTGTCGTCGGTAAGAGAATCGAAGCGACACAGAAGGGAATCGTAGCAGATCAGGCTTCTGAGAAGGTGAAGCAGGGCCTCTTCAACGGTCTCGCTGGATTCCTCGGCGGCATGAAGTTCAAGATGTTCAACGGACTTCAGTCGATCATTGGCGCCTCTGGGAATAAAGAGAGCGCCCTTATGGAGATACTGAACCGGGACGGATTCGATAAATACATTGCGAATTACCGCGGCCCTGGAAATAAAAAGGATATCGCCGAGAAGATGCAGGGAGTGCTCGCTGAGTACAATAAAACTCGTGGTGGCGATTATGAGATGGCTGTAGTATCGCCAACTACTGGTGCTAACTCGCACAAACAAATTGCTGCTCAGTATCGTTTCTTTGATAGCTTTGATAATATTATCGTTTGCTATGATAATGATAAAGCTGGTAAGGAAGCAACTGAAGATATAGTCAAGGCTTTGCCAAAGGGTAAAGTTAAAGTCATGCACATGCGATATAAAGACCCTAACACCTATCTTGAAGAAGGTAAACAGGATGAGTTTATTCGTAACTTCTATGAAGCTAAACGCTATACTCCAGTTGGTGTATTAGGTAGTGGTGATTTGTATGATAAAATCCTAGAGCAAGCTACAGTACCAAAAGTACCGTTTCCACCATTCATGAATACATTGAATGAAATGCTTGTAGGTGGCTTACCACTAGGACACATCATTAACGTTGCTGCAGGTACAGGTCTTGGTAAAACATCCTTTGTTAACGAAATGATTTATCACTGGATTTTCAACTCACCGCACAAAATCGGTATTGTTTCAATGGAATTAGATTCAGGTCAATACGGTGAGACACTACTAGGTAGACACCTCAGTCGTAAGATTTCGTTGATTCAAGATGATACCGCTAAGAAAGACTTGCTGGAATCTGATAAAGTGCGTGAAAAGGCAAACGAGCTATTCTATAACTCTGATGGTCAACATCGTTTCTATCTGCTCGATAACCGTGATGGTACAATCGAAGAAATTCAAGATACAGTAGAAGAGCTTGTGGTATCATGCGGTTGCAGAATCATTGTGCTTGACCCCTTACAGGATATCCTTGATGGTCTATCCAATGAAGACCAAGCATTGTTTATGAAGTGGTCCAAGGGTATCATCAAGAGTCATAACGTAACGCTGATCTTTATCAATCACGTTCGTAAGTCAGCTTCTGGTGTACAGAATTCTTCACAAGGTGGTGCTTTCACTGAAGAGGAAATTCAAGGTAGTTCTACTATCATTAAGTCAGCTTCAGCTAACATTTTGCTAAGTCGAAATAAGTACGCAGAAGACCCAACTGAACGCAATACAACCAAAGTTGTACTAAGTAAGAATCGTATTTGTGGATTGACAGGACCAGCAGGTAACGTCTACTATGACAACGAGACTCACACTTTGCACAACCTAGATGACTGGTTGAACAACAACAATTAAAGCTTGACGTTAACCTAGAGTTGTGATAGACTCTAGGTTTTCTTTATTGGAGAACTATAAATGGATTTGACGAAAGACTGGATTTATGACATTGAAACGTACAAGTCAGCTTTTACGTTCGCTGTTGTTCGTGCAGATGGTAAACACGCACGAGTATTTGAGGTTTCCAGCCGTACTAATGAGCTAGAGCGCATCTATGCTTGCGTTGACCATATTGAAGCCTCTACTGGTCGTTTGGTGGGTTTCAACAACGTAGGATTCGACTATCCTATCTTGCATGAAGTTCTTTTGAATCGCAGTCGTTGGTTGGCTAAATCAGGTAAGCAAGTTGCTGCTGATGTACACAAGCTTGCACAAAAGCAGATTGACTCCTTCAAGGATAATGGTTTCGGTAATAGCATTAAGACTGAAGAGCAAATTGTTCCTCAAGTTGACTTGTATCGCATTCATCACTTTAACAACAAAGCAAAAGCTACTGGTCTAAAGATGCTGGAATTCAACATGCGTATGGACAACATCGAAGACTTACCTTATGCTGTAGATGCAGAATTAACTGCAGATGAAATTGACAAACTTAAAACTTACAACATGCACGATGTGCGCTGTACTCTTACGTTCTATTTGAAGTCCCTTACACAGATTGAATTCAGAGATAACCTGAGTATCAAACTCGGTCGTGATTTTACCAATGCTGATGATACTAAGATTGGTGCAGAGTTCTTTCAGATGAAACTTGAAGAGTCAGGTGTAAAGCTGCACAAGTTTAAAGACGGTAAGAAAGTCATGATGCAAACTAAGCGTGACAAGATTGCAATTAAAGACTGCTTGTTTAAATACTACAAGTTTGATCGTCCAGAATTTCAAGCTGTTTATGATTGGTTTTCTAAGCAGGTCATCACTGAAACTAAGGGTGTGTTTTCAGATATTGAAGAGCATGATCTTGGTGAAGTAGCCAAGTACGCAAACCTTACTGTAAAGCGCAAGAAGTTCAAAAGTGCTCCAACTGAACGAGATACTGATGAATTCAAGAATGAGCATCCTATGGGTTGGATTGAAGTAGAAGAACTCAAAGCTACTGAATACTTGTTTGATGCTAATGGTGAACATGTAATGGATTACCCGCTGGATGCAGATGGTTGTCCAGACCTCAGTAAGAAGCGTAAGAAGGTCCGTGTAGCGAAGAAATCCTATTGGGGATGCTACCGTATTGCTGAGACTCTAAACGTGCTTGTAGACGGTTATAGGATTGATTTCGGTGTAGGTGGTGTACATGCATCTTTATCTGAGAAAATTGCAAGTGCAGGTAAAACCTATATGCTAAGGGATGCTGATGTAAGTTCAATGTATCCCAATATTGCTATTTCAAATAAGATTTATCCTGAGCATCTTGGTGCAGAGTTCTGTGCAATTTATCAAGACATGTATGAACAGCGTAAATCATATGCAAAGAACACACCAGAGAATGCAATGCTTAAACTTGCACTCAACGGTACATACGGTAAGAGTAATGATAAATATTCGGTGTTCTATGATCCTAAGTTTACAATGTCGATTACCATCAACGGTCAATTGTCTTTGCTAATGCTTGCTGATCGTTTACTGAAGATTCCAAAGCTAAAGTTAGTCCAGCTAAATACAGACGGTTTAACTGTAGCTATGACACGAGATACTGAAGAGCAATACAATGCAATTTGCTTGCAATGGCAAAAAGACGTGAAGCTTGATTTGGAATTCGTGGATTATCAGAACATGTATATTCGTGATGTAAATAACTACATTGCTTTGTACACAAACGGTAAGGTTAAGCGCAAAGGTGCTTATCAGTACGAAGATTTAGGTTGGCATCAAAACCAAGGTGGTCTAGTGATTCCAATGGCTGCTGAAGCTGCTATGCTGCATGGTAAGGATGTAAGGGAGTTCATTCAAGAAAGACTTGATCAAGGTCATATCTTTGATTTCATGCTGCGTACAAAAGTCCCTCGCAGTTCTAAGCTTGTGCTAGAATTTGAAGATGGTCGTGTAGAAGAGCAGCAAAACATCTGCAGGTACTACCCTTGTAAAACTGGTGGTAAGCTTGTGAAGTTGATGCCAGCATTACCAGATAGTGAAGATAAGACAGATCGCAGGTTAGGAATTGATACATCTTGGAATGTAAAAACCTGCAACAACATCGCTGACTTCGGTTATGATGCTGATTTGGATTACTATGTGAGTGAAGCTGAAAAACTGGTTATTAGAAAGGATTAAACATGGATATCATTAAACGATTGAGAAATAATTTAAAACCACAAGGAACTGCACCTGTGGTAAGATTGCATCTAGCAGGCTATGGAATGTTTGATAGTAATTTCGTTTCAGGTTGCATTGACGATCTTGAAAAAATTGTAATACGAGCAGAATTGGGTGGAGTCCCATCTAATTTAGAAAAGTTAGCGTATCAATTGTTGCTAGATTCTGCACATATTGATTTAAAATACGAACGTGAGCGTGAACAATGGTTAAAGGAGAATACATGAACGAACGAATTAAAGAACTTGCAGAAAAAGCTGGTAGTACTCATAAACAAAACCTTGGTGTATACCAATTCTATGCTGACGAACTAGAGAACTTTGTTAAGTTAATTTTGCAGGAATGCATCAAAGAGATTGAACCTGATGAAGAGTGGCGAAGAGATGCTTCATGGGGTTATCTTGGTGGTGAAGAGGGAGTAGCACTGTTAGACGCCGCAATAATTACAATTAAAGAGCATTTTGAGGTACAATCATGAGTTACGGTGGATTACCAATGTGGGTATACGAAGTGATTTATGAGCATGACCTTGCACAGATGCACTGCTGCTTTGAAGATGAATGGTTTGCTGGTACATCTAAGATGCTACCTGAGCATGTAATCAGTATTTCAAAAGCTACGTTTAAAACACACGATGTTGGAGGGTGGAATTATGACAACTGAATCTGAGATACTTCGCAAACGCTGTGATGCTTTGCTAACTGCACTAATTGGTAAAAACCTTGTTGATAACTGGTGGAAATCACCTAACAAAGCTTTTTGCGATGATACTCCTGAAGTTATCTTTACGGTAGCACCAAGAACAGTGTACAATTATTTGATGAAATATTACGATGCAGGTGGATCATGAAGTACAAATACGAGTATAATAAAGAGTACCAGACGTTACAGCAGTTTGATGCAAACGGTGTGCTACGATCTAGCATGAGTATGCCAAAGAGTGATCTGAACTTGATTGCTCAGTTGAACATCAAAGAAAATATTTTGCGAAGTGTTGACTTGGAGTTGAAAACTGATGTATAATTGAGATATCAAACGGCTATAGTATAATGGACAATGCAACAGGCTTCTACCCTGTGAATGGTGGTTCGATTCCATCTAGTCGTACCAAATTTAGTCCCGATCCTCTGCAGAGTTTCAAATCCCTAGAAACAATGCACGATGCGAGGTAGGTGCAAACCCTATCATTTAAAACAGATGTACTTGTGGCGTAGTACACTGCGGATTTCCAGCCAAAGGGTTGTCGCCCGGATGTAACAAGACACTATAATACTGGTTTAGGGACCAGAGGTTATAGTTCAGTATATTTCAGGTTGGGTAGACGAACGTGGTTTACTATTTGGGGTATCGAATCGTTCTGTGGTGGAATGAGGGGGCATACCTAAGATACGGAATATACTGAACTATAATTACTTATAGTAAGAGATAAAAGTGATGGTGGTGTGTCAGATTAACAAACGAGTGCTTCCCACATGCAGGAGTTGTGTTAGTATCTCTTCCTATAACTAAGGAGTAATATGAAAAATCTACTGATTGGTTCTCGTGCATTGGAGCATTGGAGTCCTGACTTCAAGTGCAAACCTAATGCTGATTGGGACATTATTAGTTTACATGAAATCAAAGATGATACTAAACGCATTGAGCATCACGCTTTTAATGCACTAGGTAGCTCTGATCTACAGCGTTATGCTTCTGAGCATACTATTGATATTGCAGGTCAACGTGTTTATATCGTTAATCCAATTGGACTGACGATTATCAAACGCAGTCACCTGTGGCGTGATCTAAGCTTTCAAAAGCACATTACGCACTATCATAAGCATCTTGCAAAGTATCGTGCAGGGTTTAAAGAAGTTGACGAACTTATCCTTGAGAATAGAACAAAGCTTACTATGGCAGCTTATCCACAAGGTCATCCAAGCTTGAAAAAGTCAGTTAAAGACTTCTTTGATGACTATGTTGAGAAGAAATACAATCATGATTATTTGCATGAACTTGTTGCTTATCACGACAAACCGTTGTATACTCAGCTTCAACGTGATTCAAGTAGTGCTTGGTGCGACAAAGACTTATGGGATAAGTTATCAACTGCAGATAAAATCAAATGCGTAGCTGAAGAAGCACAGGTCATTGCAATCGAGCGTTTTCTTGTACCAAGTAACTGGAACTATGCACCAAGACATGCTTACCTCAAAGCACTTGATAAAGTATGCACTACATTGTGCAGTGGTTGGTTTAGAGATTTTGCGATAGATAATTATCCTGAAATCTTCAATTTGTGTGATACAATAAAGTTTGACAACATCAGAAAGGAACTAGAACATGGCACGAACTAAAGCTGTAGTAGAACTGACAGTAGAGCAGCAGATTGCTCAGATCGAAAAAGAAGCTGCAGAGAAGATCAAGCAACTTCAAACGGCACTACCTTGGAATAAACGCTTCAAGACTGCATTTGAGAAGTATCTTAAATTAAGCGGCAGCAAGCTTGACATTAGTAGTTACATGCGTGGTCATGAACCGGAAAGTCACGTTGTGCATGAAATCAATGATTGCTTGCGTGAAGTTAATCTTAGTGTTAAATACCACTCAGCTACGTTCGATAGCTCTCTTTACAATGAATGCGTATTTGACATTGAGAGTTACGACTTGACTGAATATGCTGTATATACAATCTTTGAAGTCCTTGAAGGTAAAGAAATTGTAGGTTACGTTCAGATCAATTGCCAATATTCGTCGTATAATGGCAATGAGTACAGCAACTTCTATTTTGTAAAGCCAAAAGAAGTAACTTGTACTGTCTTTAATGCTTATAACCCTTGAAAGGAAATCATATGTTAAAAGATAAAATTGTAGCTTTGCTTGCAGCAGTTGATACTGAAGTGCTAAGAGAGTTTTTTAATTGCGAGGTTCAAGCTAAAGAATGGTGTTGGGATAGCGACGAAGTATCAGCTTTTCGTAAAGTACTTACAGATGAAGGTATTGCATTCGAACAAGCAGATCGTTACGGCGGTGAAGATCAAGGCTCTGACTACTGGTCTGTATATTCATTTACTGATGGTATGGAGGCTGTATTTATTAAATTTGATGGATGGTACGCTTCTTATGAGGGCTCAACATATGATGAATTCTATGAAGTACAAGCTGTAGAGAAAACAATCACTGTATTTAAAAAGAAATAAAGGAGTAGATATG